CGGGGAGTTCACTGGTCGCGCTGTCCGGCATCTCGGTGCCGACAGGATAGACGACGAGTGTGCCGGTGGCGAGTGGTTCACCGGCGTAGACATTGCGTGCGTTGGATGCCATTGTGACACAACCCTTCTACTGGTTACTTCTTTACCTGTCGCCTGCTACGGGAACGCGAATGGTGTTCCCGCAGAAGGACATCTATGGTTGTCTGGAACCGCGGCCGCGGCTCGTCGGCGAGATCGACTCGACCTGGTTCGCCGAGGATTTGAACGTCGCGAATTACTCCGCGGAACGGTTTCGGTGCGTGTCCGTGCGCGGCGATCATGACGTTGCTCCGAACCTGGTCGCACACTCCGGCGGCGACTATCTCGGGCGGAGGATCATCGGGGTCCTCGGGGTCCCACAGCCCGATACGTTCCAGTTCTCCCCGGTACTTAGTCGATTCGCCGGCGATACACACGAAGACCATTCGCCGCCATGCGTGAACCGGGCTCGACCCGTACAGTCCGACCGGAGGAGCGCCGGCTTGAACGACGGAGATATGAACTATCGGTTGACCGCGGTACGCGCCTCGAGCGCCGCGTTCGGGTGCCGTAAGATCGGGCGGTATCTTCGTGCAAGGCCATATCGCCGGCCAAACCGCCTTAAAGTATTTGACGAAAAACGCTGGGGCGTAGTGGTATACGCCGATCCCACCGGTTTCAGGTGATTCCGTCGCTGGCACGGTAGAAGTTCTTTACTAGCGTTTGATGTTCCGCGTTCCCGCGGATCGCGGCGCCGGTCGTGGTGATAACGGTGGCCCGGTAGTCGCGCTTATACAGTGGGTTACCGCCCTCGACGGACACCATGTAGCCGTCCGTGTCGTCGTCCTGGTTGCAGGCGTCAGCGACTTTCTGCATACGCCGGACGCCTTCGGTGTCGACGATCTCGGAGACCAGTTCCGACCAGCCGCGCATGTTCCAATCCATCTTGGCTTTCACGCCGGCACCGCCTCCTGTCTGGTTTCCGGTGTCTTCCGAAGTTTCACGACGCCGCCGGGATTCCACTGGTGGAAGCCGTGCCCGACGTCGGAGACTTCGACGACCTCGAACGTTCCACCCATCCCGCCTGGTCGCTCCGGTAGCGTGAAGCGGTCGCGAACGTGAACCTCGAGACCGGGCGGTGTCAGCAGTACGCCGTCGATGACTTGCCGGCTGGTGTAGTCGCCCATTTCCTGCGACTGAGTAAGTCGCCAGCCGATCACTTTGACCATGACCGTGTCGTCCCAGGCGGGAACCTCGTTGTTGAGGGGGTCGACGGCCAGTCCTGTATAGGGTTGGTGCGCAACGGTGTACGGTGTCGGGAACGTCATGGGTCGACGAACTCCATCCACGACGGGGGGTCGTAGTAATCTGTTTCGTCGACGAGGTTGATACTGAAGGCGCCGCGTCCGCGGGGGCGGCAGAGCGCGGCGAGGTCCCGGAGTTCTTTGTCGAGAAACCCGCCGGCGTTGCGAGCGCGCCGACCGTCGAATCTCATTCCGAAAACGTCTGCGCTAATTTGGGATACGTCGCCGGTTCCCTGCTCGTTCCAGCGGAGGATCGCGCCGCGGAGGATCGCTTTCGCGGCGTCGGCGTGCTCAAAGTCGTCGGACAGAATGCAGGGAGCAACCCGGACGGCCAGCGCCATCGCGTCCATAATCATCGCGAGAGCTTTCTGCTCGTCGATATCGGGCGCGAACGGTTTCAGGTCGTCAACGCTGATAAGAACGCTGTCCGTCACGGGTTACTCACCGCCTTACGGGTTGCGAGTGGTTCAGCCGCCCGGTTCCGCGGTCTTCTTCGGCGGACGGCGACCGCCGCGCTGGTGCTCGCCGGACCAGGTGAACCGAGCAAATCGCTGCGGGTCACGGATGGCGAACCCGACCTCAAACTCTGCGCGTAACGCAATCATGTTGCGCTGCCACAGGTTAATGGTCTTTCCGTCCGAGTCGGTTAGCGTCGCCTGGTCGGACAGGTCGACGGTGATCTGCTGGACGTAACCCCAGACCGCGGTGTTCCAGTCGCCGCCGACACCGACCATTTCCGAATCGGGGTCATAGACGTTGGGGGACTTGAACACTGGCCGGCCCAGAAGCGAACCGATTGACCCGTCCGTCGCCGGCGACAACGTAAACAGCGGTTTGCCGTTATTGTCGAGCGCGCCGAGTGCGGCGACCTCTGCCTGCAGCGACAAGGCCCAGCGGGTGACGTCGGCGCCGTCCGCAGCAGACCCGACCTGAAGCAGTGCCTCGAGGAACGAGTCGTAGACGTTGCCCTCAATGGCGATCTCCGGGGAGTCGGCCAGCGAGTCGAACCCGGTGCCGGGACTGTCCTCGATACCGAGTGCTGCCCGGTCGAACTTCTTCGACAGCGCATACGGAAGCCGAGTCCGGCACTCCGCATACAGCGCGGGAAGATCGCGAGCGAACTGCTTCGAGAACGGTTCGATCACCGCGGCGGTGTAGGGCCGAAGTGTCTTGGAACCAAAGGTCGACCGGCTAACCGGCTTCTCCTCGGTCTCGTCGATCCACTCGGCTTCGGGGTCCCCGGTGATAATCGGGATCGTTAGACCGCTTGCGGGGATGGGGATTCGGCGGCACAACTGCATAACGATGCTGTTCCGTACCGCTTCGGCCCAGATTTCCTGGGAGACCTGCAGCGGAAGAACGATGCCCTCGGTGCCGCGGTAAATGTCGACGGGTGAGTCCCCGGTTCGACGTCCGCTATCGAAGCGGTGTGGGTTGGTGACGTCGCCGAGAACGTCAGCGGGAGTGGTCATCTTCGGTTATCCTATTCTGCTAGAAACTGTTTCGGAGCGCCGCGGCGAACTGGTCAGCTGTACTTATCTTCCCGTCGCTTGCTCGGCCTAGCCGCGAATCCGGTTGCGGTTTACGAGGTTTCGGTGCTGTAGTGCCGTTCTCCCGTTCTCGTTCCCGGTTGAGGTGGTCGGCGTGAGCCTCCAGCTCCTCACGGTTACTGCCTTGTAGTAGTGGGTGCATATAGGCCGGTAGCCCTTTGTCGTTTCCCACCTCCCGGCGCATCAGGTCGAGAAGGGCGCGGTCGCGTTCAGCCTCGGCTGCTTGAACTTTCACCTTGATCGCTTCAAGTTCGTCGGCGGCGCGCTGCTGCTCGGATTTGTTCGCGTCCTCGTATTTCTTGACCTTTGTCTCCGCGTCCTCCAGCGACTTCTGAAGTTCGGAGACTCTGCGCTCGGCGAGCCGGCGGTGACGACGCTCGGTCTTGAGAGTGTCTTCGTCAAGTTCGGGCGTAGCATCGCCGGTTTCCGACTGGTCGGGTGCGACGTCCGTGTCCGACTCCGGCGCGCTGGCCGGTTCGACGAACGTGGGCGTAGCTGTGTTCGTTGCGGTTGAATTTTCAGGCATCACGTCTGCCCTTCTTCTTGTTTGGTTGTCCCGGGCGTAACGACGCCCCGAGTTGCTACTTATTCAGTTGTCGGACGTAACGACGTCCGTCCCGGTCCCGCTAGAACCGGGCAAGTTTGAGTCCGAGGGTGATAGCCCTCGAGGAGTGGTGTTCGACCGCTACGGGCTGATACGGGCTCGGGAATCGGTGTTTATTCGCCGGCTGCCGGGTAGGTCTGTCGCCAGTAGTCGAGCATTTGCTGCTCAGCGTTCCGCGCGTGTGTTCCGTCGAGCTGGCGCGCGAACTCCTCGAGCGCGTTCGCCACAGCCGGCCCGGTGTCGACCCGGTCGACGACCGCGGTCGCGACCGCGTCGAGTGCGTCCTGAGTTTCGTCGTCGAGACCGGCGTCGGTGAGAACTCCGCCGGTACCGGCGAGAATGTCGGCGAGTATCCGCTGGAACTCGTCGTGCAGTTCGCGTACTCGTGAGTTAGGGGGCGGTACGGCGGCGGGGGGCGGGAGCAAGACGTCTATCCATCTCTTTTATTAGGTGGTTGTGAATGAGTTTCGATGCTTCGGATGCGTTAAACCCGTTGTTTTCAAAGTCGGATACCGCCTCCGCGAGCATTTCCTTATGGTTGATCGTCCCGTCTGAGTGAAATGAGTACGCCGACTGCTGGCGCCATAGCCACGGCAGGAACTCCTCCTGTAACTGCTTGTCCCGCTTTGCCATATAGTCGCCGTAGTCTTTAACCCATTTGTTCGTCTTGCCGCCGTAGTCTTTCTCCTTCGGCGGCTTAACGAACTCGGCGCCGTACTTCTCGGTGTAGGCTTCCATCAACATATGCGGCATCTCACGCGACGCGCGCCACTGAGTAAGGAAATCCATGAGATGCCCGACTTCGTGAGTGGCGACAGTCCACGCCGGGTGCCGGTCGGGGTTTCCGTTGGTCCACGGTGCCTTAATTTGGTTGGCGTACAGGTAATCCCACTCGCCGTGCTCTCCCCAGAACATGCCGGGTTTGTGACTGGATCGGTGAGATGCCTTATACGACGGGTCCTGAGCCCAGAGTGAGTTAAATTCGAGATCGGCGTATGGCCGCCCGTCGACGAAACTCTTGTTGCCCCACGACAAGTGGGCTATCGCTTCGGATTTCGGGCGAACCATACTACCCAGCCCGACCCGGGCGTCGCGCTGGTCGATCAGCTTCTCGATCTGGTTGTACTTGTCGAACATGTGACCCACACCGTCACTGAACTCCTGCAGAATCTCCGGGTTGTCCTTAGCGAAGAACCGCGAATACTTCTGGTCGGGAATCTCCCAGTCACCCGTTTGCGGGTCCTTTCTCGTTATGTCGCCACGCCGTTGAGTGTCAAGATACGGGTAACGGTCGTTCATCTCCCGCGAAATGAGTTCCTGCGGAGTAAGAATCGTCTTCGTCGGGGCCC